ATTACTTTCTTTATATTCTTTATTTTAACATCTATATTTGGTTTGTCAAGTTCTTCTGGTTTAAATAAACAAAGATCGCCACCTTCTTTATTGAGTACTAAGAATCCACCTTGATCTGTACCCTCATTTTTTTCATAGCCTGTGAGTTGCGCAATGTAACCAAAATGATCTGACTCAGCGAGTGTTCCGTTCACAAATTTTTGGAATGCAAAACGAGATGCTGTTTTCATATCAACAACTTCGCCATCTATCTTACAGTCCATGTGACCTACTATACCTTGCACTTTGATTTCCTTTTGTTCGTCAGTGATTGTATGACCTGCTAACTCTACTAAGAATGTCATTATTGGTTCTCCTAAATGACCAAGCAGAAATTTAATCATCGTTGCAGGAGAAGGTACTTGCGCAGTTATTGGTGAATTCATATCAAACCAAAGCTGTCTTAATGGTCTACCTATATTAGACATTCTTAAAGTAGGTCCTTTATTTTTACGAGGAGTTAACCAGGTTTTAAGAGACTCCTTCATGCCTTCTCCAAATTTATTTATAGCCTCGTCTGTTACATCAAGCTGTTCTCCGTTAGCAACAACGGAAACTTTTTCATAAATATCTTCTACCAATGTATCTAATTTTTTCATGATTTATGCTCCACAAATCTTAATTTTCTTGATTCAGGATTATAGCCAAGCAGTTGGATGCCTTGTTCTATTTGTTCTGCTGTTCTTTGTGAAGATACAGTTGTCCACGTTCCGTTCCATCTAGTATCTTTTATAAAAGTTTTAACATCTATGAATTTAGTATTAAAGTTTTTATCCACAGCAATTAAATCAACTATGCCTGTACAACCACAATTTTTAAAAACTTCAAAGCCTTTATCCCATAACCAAGTTATAGCATAGTATTCTGCTAAGTCTCCTTTTCTATTTACATCTGTTATTTCAATGTGTTTCATTCCACGACTCCCCTATTTTATATGTTCCTGTTAGTGGACAACGTAATTTAAAATGTTGTCCAGCCTCTTCAATAGACTCTACTCCTAGCTTACCAAAGTATTCAGCGTGTGCCGCATGTACTTCTACTTGCCACTCATCATGTATGTTGGCGACAAATTTAAAATCTAAGTTTCTTTTTATTGCTTTATTATTTAATAATATCAATGCCTTCTTCATGACAATAGCACCTGCGCCTTGTAATAAAGTATTTAAAGCTGCATAATTATATCTTACAAATATCTTTCTTCCATCTAATCCTTTGAGGTAAGTTCTTTTTGATGCTCTTTCAACTCTATCTCGAAGAGTTTTAAATGCTGGCAAATTATCGAAGAAACGTTTTCGAAGTTCCTTGCCATTTGCTTTGCTTCCGCCAACCACCTGACCAAGCTTTTCATTTCCTGCTCCGTACATGAGGGCATATATGAAAGTCTTTGCCTGATCTCTTGATTGAAGTCCTGCAGTTTGTTGATTTCGTGTGTGTATATCTCCATTAATGATTTCATTTGTATATTCCTCGTCATCCATATAGTGTGCCAGCATTCTAATTTCTAGACCACTCGCATCTATTCCTACTAATTTATATTCTTGTGGTACAGTCCAACAAGCTCTACATTCTTCTCCGTATGGGCTTTTAACATTGGGAACTTGTGCCATGTTAGGACTTCTATGTGCCATGCGACCTGTAATTGTGCCAATAGACATTGCTCTACCATGAACTCTATCTCCTTTTAATTCATCAAGCCATGAACTAATTTGTGCTGTCCGTTTTTGTAATAATAAAAACTCAGCTATTAATCTAGCCTCTGGTATGTGCTGAACTTTATTTAAAGTTCCTTCGTCTATAATAGGCTGACCTGTTGGTGTAAATCGTAAAGGTTTCCAACCAAGGTCTCGTAAGTATTCTCCTATTTGTTTACGAGAACCAAGATTAAACTCTTGATATTTCTTTCTCATAAAATGTTTTGTATCTTTTGTTATACTTATCAAATCATACTCATCATTTGTTAAGCCTCGTTTAGAAAGAGTACCATCTTTCTTTATATAAGGCTTTACTATTTTATCATCTACCCATCTAGGTTTGAATACTTTATGTACTTCATCTTCTACTTCTCTCATCCTTTGTTTTAGAGAGGATAAAAGTTTTGCACCTTTTTGTTCATTGAAATAGAATCCATTCTCTTCTTGTTGTTGTAAAATTTTAGTTACTTCATGTTCTATTTCTACAGATTCTTTAGAAAAACCAAGGCTTTCTTCTAGTAATTTATTGTATGTTGCTTCAGTTACTATAACATCTTGCTGACAATACGGTATCATTTGATGATCAAATTCATCCCAAACCTCAGGCTCTTGTGCTTTATAAACACTTACACGATACCCCCAACTCTTTAATGAATGCCCGCCTTCTCGTACAGGATTAAATAGTCTAGACATTACTAGTGTATCAACAATATTTTTGTTAGATAATAGATCTACATTATACATCCTATTTAAAATAGGAATATCAAAACCTATTATGTTGTGTCCTATTAAAGTACTTGCATCTTCTAATAATTTTATACCTTCTTCTATATTATTTTTATCGTGACTGAAAGTAAATGTTTCTCCATTATATTCTTTTGCTACGATAACCCATATAGTATCGGGAGTAAGTCCATTACATTCCATATCAAAAATAATAATGCGAGATTTTGTTTGTAAACCAGTAGTGTTAGAATGGGATTTCGTCTTCATTTTCAAAAGTTACCTCACTTGTTAATTCTGTTAATCTTCCTGTGTCTGGATCGTATAATAATGAACAGGCATACCCTGTGTATCCTGTGTATCTAGATTTTAATACACGAACGATGGCTGTATTAGCCTCTGTAACATCTTCAGCCTGTTGATTTCTTTCTATTGCAACCACACAATCAGACATCTGTGCTATAGATTGCGAACCTTTTAAGTGACTAAGAGATACTTGAACACCTTTCTCGTGTCCTAAATCTCCACCTACTCTGCGTAAATGAGATACTAATATCATACCAACACCTGTTTCTTCTATAAGACTGCGAAGTTTTGTCATTAATATATCAATGCCTCGTCTTTCATCTGTATCTTTTAAAGAAGTTACAAGCATATGTAGGTGATCTATAACTATCCACTTGCACTCACATCCTATAATCATATATCTTAGTTTAGAAAATATTTCTTCTATATCATTAACTCCTAAATGAGCATGAATAAATACTCTATCTTTTAAAATAGTTTTATCAAACAAAACAGAAAGTTCTTCTTCTGTATATCTTTCTCTAACTTCATTGATATAAATTCTATCGTTTGCTTCGATGGATATGATACCGTCTGCTGTACGTTGCCAGTTTTCTTCTAGAGCAATGATGCCTATGTTATCATTGGTTTGTTTAATAAGCCAGTGTTCTAATTCTCTGACGATACTTGATTTTCCAAGTCCAGTTCCGCCACAAAGTAAAAACAACTCGCCTCTCCTTAAACCATATAACTTTTTATTTAAACCCTCGTATGGGAAGGCTATACTTTCTTTTACTTCTCTGACTAGCCACTCCTCTTTTTTATTTGAGAGTTCTATAATTCCTGCAGGTGTATAAACCTTTGCTTCAAAAAATGCTTTAACAAGTTCAATATACTGACTGTTATTAAGCATACTATTAGCATCTTTGTACCCATTAGGTAACTGTAATATTCTAGCTTTACCAGGTTTTAATATCCGAGCAACCTCTCTAGCCGCTTTTCTGCCTGCTTTATCATTATCAAAACAAATGATAACTCTTTCAAACTGTTCTACAAATTCAATGCTGTCTCTTATATCACGAACAGCACCCGAAGATCCTCTTTTAATTGAGACAACGGCAGATGTAATACCTAACTCAATCATAGCCATAGCATCACATTCTCCTTCAGTTATTGTAAGATATTTATCACCTTTACCATATAACTGCTCTCCAAATAATCCAGTTCCTTCATAAGTGCCGCTAAATCTAAAACTTTTATTGGTAGTATACCTAGTTTTAACACCTACTATTTCGTTACCGCTATAGTAAGGGTATATATGTTCAGCTACAGTACCGTCATTATTATAAACAACACGAACACCGTATTTTCTTGCTACCTTTTCAGATATTCCTCTGTCCGTTAGCGCACCATAAGTTCCTGTGTATGTATTTAAGTATGTGCTTTTATTAATTGTATTTTGTTTAGGGTTTTCGTAGTTAGGAAAGAAAGTTCCACAGCTAAAACATTTAGCCGAACCATCTTTATTTATAGCTACAGGATCTGAACCCCCACATTTAGGACAGGGTTGTTTGTATTTAACCCATGTACTATTTGTTTGTTGTTGTTGTGTTTCCATATCTATCTCCAAAATGGAAAGCTAGATCCATGTTGCATTGTTATCAACGAAATTACCTTGTAACAATGATGCCTACGCACCGAGGTAATATCCTTTTAACACAGATCTAGCCTGTTGAAATTAAGAATCTTTCGATTCTTTTTCTGTTGATGTTGGTGCATTTGATTCTTCATTTATTAAACCAATAAGTGTATTAGAAAATCCACCTATGGAAAAATTAACATTCATCATTTGCATATTTAATTTTCTTCGTTCTGCTTCAAGAGTTACTAACATAGTAAACACATCTTTAGAAGCTATTGATTCAAGATCATCTTTGAAAATTACAATATCATCAATTGTTAGTGATTGTTTTGCCATTAAAACTCTTCTCCATCTTGAAGAAGTTCGTCTCCGTCTTGCGACTTAGCAGGAACAAGGTTAACAACTTGAACAGCTTGCAGATCTAATCCTTTATAAGGACCATACTGATTCTCTCCTTCATATTCATTATATTGAACACGAACATCAGAACCATTACCGATTTGGACATCAACTTCGTTTTTGTCTACATCGAATAGTCTAGGTGCTGCTCTTTTCATTCCATTTGGACCATCAACTTTTCTTCGTATGATAATCGCCATGCCCTCATCTTCGTGTTTCACTTTATGTCCACGCGAAGCGAAGTCATTAGCAGTATCATCATCTACAATCAAGTTGATAGTATATGTTGGACTGAATTTAGTATTCGGGTTAGTAACCCAAGCATACTTTGCTTTGCCAGTTAATATTGCCATTTTATTTTTCCTCTATTATTAAAGTTAATATTAAGTGTATGGGTTTTCGAGCAGTCTACCCATACAAGACCTCAATCGGCTTTTATTTTTTGGAGATAGAGGGCATACCGATACTCTATTTTATCCCTTCCTCTCTGTCCACAGTTGTATTCTACCACAAAACGATCTCGATTGCAAGCATAATTTAATTTAATGTAATTTTTTACTATTGTTTACTATTTCTTTTAAATTTAATTCTAATGCCACACCACTATCTGGATTGCTCATAATCATTTCTCTTATTTCCCTCAATGGTGATAGTTCAGCATCAAAATCCCAAACCTCTCCATCTCTAATTCTTTCTATATGAAATAGATAATGTACTCCTTTAATCTGTACTATATTATCTATTACTTCTTCTGGAGAATTACCAAAGTTTATTAACTCAGTAGGTTTAACATCTCCTTCCATCAATACTGTTACTATAAATTCATCCATGTAGTTGACTCCCTTAGTCCTTGTTTTAATTTATTTAATTCTTCTAATTCTTTAAATGTTTTAATATTTGGATTTCTTTTTAATTGTTTTAATATCCAACGATCAGACATAAAAGATAATTCAAACTTACCCTCAATAAAGGTATGAGTTTGATCACTTAAAAATTCTGATACATTATCAATAGTAATTTGTTTTGCATCTTCTTTAGATAATAAAGTATGTAACCATTCTACTTGAATGATTCTCATTGTCTCCTTCAACTTTTTAATATATTTCTTTTTCACAATTTAAAGTCTTCTATTGGCGGAGTATACTCATCTAAAAATTCAATATTAAAAGAAGTAATTTCTTTTTCTAATGGCAATACAATTAAAGCTGATCCAAATAGAATTTTTGGTTCTGTATTTCCTTCAATCTTAAACCAATGCCTGCATTCTTTTTTATGTGGATCAGTTTGATCTCGATGAAAAAGAAAGCTATACGAATTATACATCATTCCATCAATTTTGTCAACCCCTAATATAAGATGAACAGTATTTATTAAAGATTGTAAATCAACATCTTTAGTAAACATAACTATTTCTTTTATTGTTTTCTTTTGAGGTTTTATATAATATCCTTTCATATCATTTCCTTTAATACTTTCTTAGCCTTGCGACCATGCATTACATATGCAATAACTGGTACGTTTTTATCCCAACAAGCTCTACATTCTCCGCACTTACCACCACGATCATAAGCATGACATATAAATACATCCTGTCTGCCATCGTCATAAGGTATGATAGTAGAACCATGCGCATCAGAATAATTACCATCAATACTATCTGAACTAAATCTAACTGAAACATTAGGCAACTCTGCCATCTTGTTTATTATTTCAACGTGCTTTTTAAACCTGGGCTTTAACATGCGAGTCGGCAACCAATGCTTACAATTCGGAGTGCGTTTCATAACTTCTAATATTTTATCTGCTAATTTCCACCATTTAATATCTCCACTACTAAACCATCTGAAAAACTTTCTATCCCTCAATAAGTAAACAAACTCATCTACCCAAGCATCACGTTTCCAATCTTGTTGGTTATACTCCCTCAATTTGACAGCGTTAGGCATGACATAAAATCCCTCAGTAGCATAACATATAGTACAAGCAGGCACTAGATTACCCTCGGAATCTTTAGATCCGATACAGTCATCTAATGCCTGCAAATCCCATGATTGACATGGCATTTTACTAGGATTTGATAGTTTAATTTTTGTTTCCACGTTATGATCCTTGTGTTACATCTTCATATTGAAGTTTATATAAATGTTCGTGCCATTTTTCTTTTTCAGTTTCTTCATCAAAAGCCATAGATTTTAAGTCTGCTGTTGACATAGCATCAGCACATTTCATTGATAAAAACGCAATCACTAAGTCTTTAATCTCGTAACTATAGGAGTAGTTTTTTGCTACATAATTAATACAATCATCTAAAAGATCATCACGATCAGGCAGTTTCCATACCTCAGTTACTGCATCAATTATTCGTTGCGTTTTATTGTCTGTTCCTGCGTTACTCATAACCACCCATCCCATACAACTAAAAAGCATCCAGCTATTAATGCAACCAATCCAAATATGGATGTGAAAGCATACATAGTTGGAATCTGGTTAAATGTTTCTATAAATAAATATAAGCCTATAGTAATTGAAGTTCCACCTGCACCTAATCTTATTAATATTTTTCCAAACATTTAAGCCACCCTCATCATTGGTAACATCTTATTGTTTAAAGTCTTTCTAACTTTTTCAAGTCTGTCAACTCTAATAGATGCTATATTACCTAACGATGTCCTCTTTCTAGGAGTTTCATGCGTTGCCCATTCAGTCATAGCGTTATACAATGCCCAAGCAGTTCTACTAAGTTTCTTTTTATTTTGAAACCAGTACAAACTATAAAGATTTTGTAATGTTTTATTTCTAATGACATCTGGTTCGTACAAAATATCATAAGTAGTTTTACTTTTATCTTTAAGATGTGCTAATGCTGATTTAGACTTAGCCAAGTATGATAAAACTTCAAGAGCTTCTTTATCTTTTACTTTAGTTTCAACCATTTTTCTCCACAATTCAGTTTCTTGGTCATAGAACATGATTGCATCTGATAAACGACTAGCAATGCGGTCTAGGTTTAAGCCTTGAGTGTGTTTAGATTTGTGGATTGCAAAGTTATTTGCGAACACCTGCATGTTTAGACATATAAATCTGTAACCACCAACCTCAACTACAAACGACCATGATCCATCATAGCTGTTTCGTGCTGATATCTGGAGTGCTACATCATCATCTTTTCTTAATGTTACACGATGTTCAGGTAATGTCCAAGTACTATATGCTCTTGCGCCATTATGTGATACTTCTGTTTGTCGCTCGATACCTTCAAGATTTAAATCTGAACGCATAATAACATCCTCTGCAGTATTAAACGCTTCTTGATGTGTAACTGGTCTATACTTACTGCCCACAATACTTAATACTTCATCATTATCATCACGAACAAGTGCTACATGACTGTTAATCATACTATAATTACTCTCTGCCCATTCTGGAGTAGTTCTCCATAATGGCACTTTGCTCACAGTAAATTCAGCATTACCATAATCACCGAGATCATTTAATATTCTTTCGTTATTTCTCGTTTGAATATCCATATTTTCCCTCTATATATTTTGAGCAATTAGTTAGGCATTGCTCTTAACCTTTTGAAACTGTGTTGGTTTTTTTCTGCTCTTGGAAAAACCAAATCAAACTTTTAACTATCTTCCAAGCATACTTTGCTTTGCCAGATTTGGTTAAAAATTAAACCTCAATGTCATATGGCTCTGTTTATAAGATCTGTTGTTTTATCTTCTCTCGGCTTGATATCTAAGCCCGATCTAACAGGAAATATTTAAATGCTTTCCTCTTATATTGCATACCATTGCTGTAATTAAGCCAATACTATTTTAAACTTGTCGGCTATGCGTTCAATGATACTATTAATATCGTTGACAGCATCTTTAGGTAGTAAAGCTATCGCTATTTCATTTTGAATAGCTTGTCCTGCTTTACTATAATTGCTACACTCAGTATTAAACGTTAATCCAGTTTCACCATTATAAGAATATCTGTTGTATTCTAATGTGTAAATAGGATTATTATTTAATATATCTTCGTTAAATGCTTCAACTATACTTTCAAGTTCTTTTCTTTCAAAACCAACTTTATCATCTAAAGCCTTGCTTTGTTTATTAAGATCTTTTATAGATGCAAGTTTTTGGGTAATTCCTACATATTCTGGAGTAGCTTTTAATGTAGCTATAACCTCATCCCTGTCAGCTATAATTGTTGCAAGTGTAGTATCAACAATAGCATCTTGTTCAAATTTTCTTATTTGTGGCATGTTAATTCCCCCGAACTTGTGTTCTTAAAGATTGCATTGAACTATTGTGTTTATTAACAGGTGTAAAATCCCAAATGGCATCTGTATTGCCGTTAATTGTTGTTCTTTTATACCATAAGTATCTGCTATAATCATCAACTATTGCTTTCTGTTTATAACCAACCCAACGACCAAAGTTAAAAGCCGTAGATGTACGTGCCTCAAATTTGCCTGTGCGTTTGTTAAACAACTTTTCTTGAATACCAAAGCCTCTTGATTTAGTTGCGTTCTGTCTAATGTTATTAAATCCAACAAAATTTCCAAATTTCCAAATAATTCGGTGTTTTAATGGAGCCATGAAAATAGGAAGTGATCCTTCTGACATATATAGGTTTCCCTTTTTACTCGTCTTAAGAATTTTAGGACTTCCTTGTTTCGTATAAGTAATTCTACTCATAACTTTCCCTCTATCTATATTTTGAACAGCTATTATTTAATCAGGCAACTGTTCTAAACCTGTCGAAACTTTAGTATGGTCAAACCTTTCGCTACTATCAAGTCCGATCTAAGGAGTAGATCCCCATCTATTATAGACCATACCATAGTATCAGTTTTAGATGTCTTCAAACCTTACTTTGTCAACTGCTGATACATAAAAACCATTGCCCACCCATTCCCGATATACTGCATATATCTCATCCTTTAGGAGAAGTTCTAATTCCTTCAACCCCGAAGCACCCCCCTATTTTACAGGAAAGTTGTGCCGAAGTCAAGCTCAATCTATACTTCTTTATTAATATAATCTCTTACAACACTACCAAGCCTTACTAGATTAAAGCTATCTAATCTAGTAGCAAATGGTGATCCCATCTTAAAGAACTTTTTAGTTTTCTCTACTATATAAGGATCTTGGTTGTCCTCAATAAAGTATGTGTGGTCTTTTTTACTAACCTCAAAACCATATACCTTTTTAACCATTGCCGGTGTTCCATTAAAACGCATCATCTCATAATTATAAACAATAGAACCAAACAAATTATTAATTTCTTGGCTTGTTAAATTATCTTCCAATTTTTTCATTATCCTATCTGATCTCATATCTATCTCCTAAGTTTACCAGTTAAATACATACCACTTTGTTCCTATATCCATAGTATCTCTATATAAATATTGGTGTGGTTCTGAAGTTATTATCATATTCTTTAGACCTTTTGAATAATAAAGAATTTTGTGTTCTCTATAACTTTCATGTCCTTTATATCTAAAGCCTTGTTTTCTAACACACTCTTTAGCTTCTCTTAAGTAATTAAAAGTTCTAATAGGTCTATACTTAATCTCGAAGTTGT